AGGAAGCGTGTAAAAGAAAACAAGATGCCTTTGGTGACTTATTGCAGTCGTCTTGACGCAGAGAAGCAGCCTGACTTCATGCTTGAAGTTGCATTAAAATTCTTAGAGATGCATCCAACTTGGTTATGGTATATCACAACTTCTGGAAAAGAATTTCGCAGTAACGTCTCTGGGTTTATACAAAAACTATTTGATGCAAGTCAAAAGAATGAAAGATTATTCTTATCTTGTGGTTTAACAAAGGATAATTACTACTCAATACTAGGTAGTTCCAGGATAAACTTTAACTCATCATTGCAGGACTTTGTATCTTGGACGTTATTAGAATCATGCATAGCTGGCTGTGACTTAGTGTATCCAAATTTCCGTTCCTTTAGTGAGTGTATCCCACAGGACAGACTGTATAAGGCATTCAATGTGGATAGTGCGCTTCGTCTATTTGATGAAGTAATAGCAGAACCACATCAGCACTACTCAATTGCCAAGCAAGCTAACTACGGACGTTTGAAAGAAGCCGATATAATCATTAACGGCATAGACCATGAGTACAATATATATGAGGAGACAACGTATGAGCATGACATTCCCGAATGATACAAGTGTAAGTTTAATTCAATATTTTCCAGAAGTCACCTGTCTTTGCTCGGTGACTAAAGTACCTTTCTTTTCTAGGGTAGATATAGAATTTGTGCCGGGAAAGAAGCTACTCGAATTCATTGCTTTCGATGAATGGTTGATGACTTTAAGTGATAAGTCTTATACCATTGAGTCTTTATGCGATGCAATCTTTGACAAGCTGACCGAAGAAATTGGTTATACTAATATGTCGGTCTCAGTCAATGCCACTACTGTAGTACATGCATCAGCAAAAGCAATTCGGGTACGTAATGTAGAAGCAGAAAGAGCAAGGGCTAAACAAACCGCCAAGTTATATAAACCAAGATAGGAGTCAACCATGAAGAACAAATATTCGTATGTCCTGCTGGTTTTAGCAGCATTGTTCTGCACGTCAATACTCGTTTCCAATATCATCGCTGGTAAACTATGGTCACTACCGTTCTTCGCACTTGTGTTAACTGCGGGTGTGATTACCTTTCCAGTAGTCTATATCATCGGTGATGTAGTGCCTGAGGTTTACGGTTATCCAACTGCACGCAAGATCATCTTCCTTGGTTTTGCGATGAACCTGTATGCAGTTATCTTTTTCCTTATCACAGTCAAAATGGCTTATCCACCATTCTTTGAAGGACAGGCAGCTTTTGAGACTGTGCTAGGTTTTACTCCACGTTTACTAATTGCATCATTCATTGCTTATCTAATAGGCACTAATGTGAACGCCTGGGTACTTGTGTTAGTAAAGAAATTAACTAATGCTAAGTACCTGTGGGTCAGAACGATAAGCAGCACAATCGTAGGTGAGAGTATTGACAGCACCATCTTTATAACTTTAGCTTTCTATGGTGTTGTTCCGAATTCAGCTTTACCAACCATGATCTTCGCTCAGGCAACTTTCAAAATAGTCTATGAGATACTAGCCACACCAATTACCTACTTGATCATTGGCTACGTGAAGAAGCTAGAAGGCATTGAGCCTTTATCTATGAAAGTTGCTGGTGAATAGTATAATCTTATAAACAACTCATGTTACGATAAGCTACCCATGCAATGTTCGAATATACCAATACACCGAAGCCAGCGGATTTTGTGGCTGAACCGACTTTTCCACCTGAGCATAAGAGGGCTGGTAGAGTACGCTGTCAAGCATGGTCGAGGCGGCAGGGAATGCAATGCTCTAACTACCCGGTCAAAGGCAGAAATCAATGTCGTATGCACGGTGGTAAAACATTATCTGGAATGGCTTCGGCTACCTGGGTGCATGGGCGTAACTCAAAGTATCTTCCACACCGAATGCAGGAAGCATTTAATGCATCTATGCAAGATAAGGATTTACTTGCACTTCGGCACGAGTTATCGGTTGTGGACGCAAGAATTTCAGACTTATACCAGAGAGTTGATACTGGCGAAAGCGGTAAATTATGGTTGAGGTCAAGAGAAGTATTACTGAACTTACGCAAGGCATTAGCTACACAGGACTTAAAAAAGACAACTGAGAGTATCATTGAGTTAGACGAATTAATAAGGCATGGTGCATCAGATTATGGTGCCTGGGATGAGATACATACTTTGTTTGAACTGCGGAGACGACTTGTCGAAACGGAGCGCAGGCGATTAGTAGATATGCAGCAAATGATCACTGCAGAACAGGCAGGGTCATATCTTAGTGCGATTACGTTAGCGGTGAGAGAGAATGTTACCGACCCAATTATTCTTAGGCGGATACAAGAAGCCTTTATCAGAATTTCTAACCAACCTGGTAATTGATGGCTTCGAGCCTGAGAGCTATCATACGGATGAAGAAATACTACCTTGGCGTGAATGGTTGCATTTACTATTCCCAACTTATGCAAGTAAACCATTTGCTCAAAGGCATGTAGATTTCTGGGAGTGGGTTGAGTGTATCATCAAAGGAGAGCGACCTAAACCACTTGTTGCTATATGGTCACGTGCTGGTGCTAAGTCAACAAGTGCAGAATTGGCTTGTGTTAGAGTAGGAGCGAAGCATACAAGAAAGTATATCTGGTACTGTTGCGGTACTCAAGAACAAGCAGATAAGCATGTGGAAACGATTGCATCAATGTTAGAAAGCCCGACTATGATGATACACCACCCTGCCCTGGCAGAACGCAAGTTAAGTAAGTATGGTCATTCACGTGGATGGAGAAGGCAGAGACTAAGAACAAGATCGGGGTTTACGATTGACAGTATAGGACTAGATGTGGCTACCCGAGGAGCAAAGGTTGAAGAACAAAGACCGGACATGATTGTCTTTGATGATATAGACGAGAAACATGACAGTATGCATACGATAAAAAGGAAGGTAGAAACTATTACGACTAATATTCTTCCTACCGGGTCACCTGATCTTGCAGTATTATTTATTCAAAATCTAATCCATCCTAACTCAATTGCTACCCAATTAGTCAAAGAAGAAGCGCCGTTTTTAGTTGATCGTATAGTTTCTGGACCTCATCCTGCAGTTGAAGGAATGGTAGTAGAACAAAAGAAAGACGATGAAGGATTACTGCGCTACATGATTACAGCAGGAAAGGCTACTTGGGAAGGACAATCACTTTCATTGTGCCAACAGCAAATTATTACTTGGGGATTAACAGCATTCAAACAAGAGGCGCAGCATGAGGTAGAAGAAGCGCCGGGTGGTATTTATAACCACATTGAATTTGCTCATTGTAAGCTAGAGGACTGTCCTGACTTTGTAGATGGGGCGGTATGGGTTGACCCTGCTATCACATCGAAAACAAGTTCAGATTGCCAAGGGGTTCAGGTGGACGCGATAGATGAGAAAGGTATGATATACCGCTTGTTCTCATGGGAACAAATCTCATCACCAGAAGGTGCGTTAAGAATGGCTATTCTAAAAGCATTTCAATATGGCTTTCATACTGTGGGAGTAGAGACTGATCAAGGTGGGGATGTATGGAGACCAGCGTATGAGAAAGTCTGTGACCAACTAATACTAGATGTTAACTATCCTCGCATTATAAAGACAACTCGTTTCCCACAGTTCAGGCAGGCAAAGGCAGGTGCAGGACATGGTAGTAAAGTTGAAAGAAGTATGGGTATGCTGGTCGACTATGAATACGGAAAGATAATACATGTACTAGGTACACATGATATACTAGAGAAGGCGTTAAGACGCTTTCCAAATCCACCACTAGACCTTGCAGATGCTTCATACTGGGGGTGGTGGTGGCTAACTAAAGGGAGTGGTGGGGCAATAGGGATGGGAGGCTGATATGGCTAAACAATTATCTAAACAACCAAGGTTTACAGAACCGAACCCGGAAACGTTCTTCATTGATGTTATGAGGTGGACTAATTTAGCCAGCGAAGAAGTGCCTGTTTATAAAGTAGACACAAGGCAACTTGATCGCTGGCTTTCTGAATTCTGGCACATGGAACCGCACCTTGCAGGTGTGTTAAATTCAGTTATATCCATTGATGCAAACCGGGGCTGGACATTAACAGGTGGCAGAAATCAAGTCATGCGTTGGACGCAAATACTGCATAACTGGATGGCAGCACCAGGAGTAGCGGGTTGGCGCCCTGGGTGTTCGGCATCGGCGTTGTCTTACTACACATCTAACCTGGGTGGGGTGGTAGAGATTGGGCGTGATGGCAAAAGCGGTCCAGTACGAAAGTTATATCACGTTGACCCAACTATGTGCCACATGACAGGGATACCAAGCACACCATTAGCTTATTCACCAGGGAATGGCAAAGAGCAGAAATGGGTTGAGGCTGATTACTTAAGAGTAGTCTCAATGCCAAGTATTTTAGAAAAGATGCGTGGGATAGGATATTGCGCATTAATGAGGTGTTTAACACTTGCACAGATCATGGTTGCAGTTTATCTACATGATAAGGAGCAACTTGGTGCACGTGCGCCACGTGGTTTACTTTTACTATCAGGTGTTAATGAGAGACAATGGGAGCAAGCCATGACTTCACGCAAGGCTAAGTTAGAAGGTGAAGGCTATCAGTACTTCAATGCGGTGGCTACATTGATGAGTTCAGGCATGGAACAATTAGATGCTAAACTTATTGCCCTGTCTAATCTTCCTGCCAACTTTGACTTGCAGAAGTTTACATCTATGCTGATGTATGGATATGCTTTATGCTTTGGATATGACCCGAGTGAGTTTTATCCAGTTCAGTTTGGTTCTTTAGGACGAGGAACAGAAGGCGAAGTGCAGCACATGAAAGCGACCAGTAAAGGCGGGATGAATTTTGCGCTATCTATGCAGGAACAACTACAACGTGAAGATGTCCTACCTCCGACACTTGCGTATGAATTTGAAGAGCGGGACGATGAAGGAATGATCATGCAAGCGCAAGCTGCTGATGCATGGGTAACCACTTATCGAAATGCAAGAGAAGCCGGACTTCAAGTGGATGGACAAGGTTCTATCAGTCGTGAAGAAATGCGTGTATTGTTATCAGAGCAAGGCATCATACCCAGGGAGTGGACGTTCCAAGCGGAAGAAGTTGAAGCGACAGACGAAGAAGAAGCTGAGACACAGATGAAGGAACGGTTACTTGAATTACCATCTATTTGGAAAGCTGCTGAGCGTTTCCCTGAGGAACCGATTGTACGATACTCATACCCAGGGCAAAAGATACGTGTACTGTGGAAACGTGCGGATGAGTTATTCAGACCAAGAGTATTCAGGTTGAAGCACAAGCGAGCGAAAGACGAGGTTGTGTACTATGAAGAAGGCGACGTTAAGATTACTGATGCTGACGTGGCGAGGTCTATTACAAATGCCGGGAAGCGCGTGTCTGCCGACTATGCAGCTTTACTCAATGCTGGAAAGTGGGAAGAAGAAGTGTGAGCAAGTACCGAAGCCGAAAAGTAGTAGATGATGGGATTACGTTTGATAGTATGATGGAACATAAACGTTATACACAATTGAAGATGCTGATCAATGCAGGTGTTATTCTTGACCTTCACGTGCATCCCATATTTAAGCTACAGCCGAAATACTACTCAAAGTCGCAGAGAAGGAATATCGCTGCTATTACTTATACTGCTGATTACTCATATCTTGAGAATGGGCAGGTCGTAGTTGAAGATGTCAAAGGTTTCAAGACCGCTGCGTTCAACTTGAAGAGGCGCATGCTTGAATACCTGTACCCTAATATCATATTTAAGGTGGTAGAAAAAGTATAAGGAGCGGAAGGCGAGTGCATTGTGACTAGTAAAAAGTTCTACAAGGCTCATCGAGAAGAAATAAAGAAAAAGCGTAAAGAATATTACTATGCTAATCTTGATAAAGCAAAAGATTACTATAACAAGTACAAAACTGAGCATCCCGAAAAGATAAAAGAAAGAAATGCTAATCGTTCTCCGGCAAACATAGAAACCATCAGACGCCAAAAGTGGCTCATGAAGTATGGAATTACACCAGAAGAATATAATGAGTTATTTGAAAAGCAAGATGGTAGATGCGCTATTTGTAATACCCACCAGTCAGAATTGAAGCGCACACTTGCAGTTGACCATGACCATATAACTGATAAAGTGCGTGGTTTACTTTGCGATAGATGCAATGTGATGCTTGGTATGGCGGGTGATGATATTAGACGATTACTAGATGCAGTCGAATATCTAAGGAGGGTATAGCCATGTATTGGTGGGATGAACTTGTAGGAAGGTATCGTGGAAAAGATGGTCGTTTTGTTGGGCGTGATACTGTCTACGCTTATGTAAACCAATCCCTGAATATATCCAGTAATGTGTCTCAGGCACTTTCCAGTTGGGTCTATGATGGAAACATCTCAGTCAACGACTGGAAGTTAGCTATGCGTTCAGAGATCAAGGATGAGTACATCAGACAGTATTTATCCTTTGCAGGTGGGCGTTATAACATGACGCAAGCAGACTGGGGCAGCATTGGTGGGATGTTAAAAGAGCAATATAAGTACCTGGATGGTTTTGCGAATGACATTGCA